GAATTTGTCACACGTGAAGAGAAAGAAATTCAACCAGGATTATTTGCGGCTGTACCACCAGGACCACCTACAGAAGCTAACGTTATTAATCAAGCAGGTAAGATACCTGAAACTGATGATATTGATAACGCTTCTAAAACTTCTACACAAAGAGTTAACCCTCAAAATATTAAAGAATTAATAGACTTTTCAGGGCAAGTTGTTCAGTCTCAACCTATCTACAGTAAAGGGTTAATGCAGGGTATAAGAGATACGATCTCTAAATTAACTTCATGGGCGCAAAAATATTACATCACGTTTCTTTCACTGCCTCAGATACAAGAATTATTTCCTGACTTACCAGGGGTTAAATTATTACAGGATAATCTAGAAAACAGAGCTAATGATCTATGGAAAAAATCAGAAAACTTAAACGAGCAAATGAAAGCTATAAGAGAAATAGAAGCTAAGTATAGCCCGGAAATAATAAAGAAATGGACTATGATAACTTTTGAACTATCAAATCAAAATGTAAACCCAGCTCTTGCTAAAAATAGAGATCATGGTCTTGTACAAGAATTTAAAACCTTACCTAGAGAACTTCAGGGTTTAGCGTTAGGTATGCATAGAAATTATATGCTTCGTGCTAAAGAAACTTTAGACGCGCTAGAGAAATTAACTGGTAAGGATGTAGACTATTTAAGACGACAGTTTAAAAGAAGAAAGTTAGAGTTTTATCAGCCCTTTATGCGTCAGGGAGACTATTGGTTTGACTATGAAATACAAACCGATGAAGGAACAGAAACAGTAGTTATAGCAGCGCAAACACCAGCAGAAAGAGAGCGTTTAAAGGAAGAAGCGCAAACTAAAAAAGATTTTGTTAGGTTTACTAACAAGGGATATTCACGAACTGAGGCAATTAAAATCCCCGCGCCTAATAGAGAATTATATAATTTTACTAATGAGGCATTAGATAAAGCTAATATACCTGCAGATGTAAAAGAAGATTTGCAAGATAAATTGCATGAACATTTCTTAAGCTTATTTAGAGTTGATAGTGTTCAAGCTGCTGGTAGGCATAGGCATGGGTTTCCTGGTTATATACAAGATTTAGTATATGCTTATGGTAATGCATCTTATAGAGCTATAAAAAATATAAATGACTTAACCTATCTTCCTGATATTAAATCTTCTTTAAATGAAATAAAAACAAATGTAGATAAAGAAGGCACAGCTAAAGGATATGCGAAGGGTGTGTATGAGGCTATAAATAATAGAGCTTCTTTCTATTTAAACCCAACCGCTGAGAAATGGGCTTCTACAGCAGGATTCCTGAGTTATGCATGGTACATTGGAGGTAATTTATCTTCAGCTTTTGTTAACTTAACGCAGATGCCTATTGTGGTAGCGCCTATGTTAGGGCTTGAGTATGGAGTGGGGAAATCTGTTTCTGCATTAGATAACGCACGTAAACTTTATTTTAACGGCGACATGGAGAGTAAAGCTAGTCTACGTAAAAAAGAAAGTTGGAGAACTGATGATATACCTGACTATACAATGGTGGAAGGGTTTAATGCAGAACAAAAAGAAAAGTATGGCAATTTATTTAAAAGAGCTGATCAAACTATGACATTAACTCGTGGGTTAATACATGAAAATATAGATTTTAATACTGATACTAAAGTAGGACGAACTACTAACTTAGTTAATCAAGCATTGGGTTGGACATTTAAAAATTCAGAACGAGCTAACCGCGAACTTACTTTAGTAGCTGCATTTGATTTAGCTAGAGAAGCTGGTGACTCTGAACAAATAGCTATAGAAAAAGCTATAAAGCTAACAGTTAAAGCTCATTCACATGCACTGCCTGAAGTAGGTCCTTTAATATTTCAATCTGGTATAGGTAAAGTAGCCTTTACTTTTAAACGATTTGCCCAGGCACAAATATATTTAGTATCTCAACTTCTTCTAAGGTCGTTTAATCTTCAATACCATATTAGTGGTGGTAAGTACAGAAAACTAAATGATAAAGAAAAAAATATAGCGAGGTCACAACTTTTAGGTATCTCTGGTATGGCTTATATGTTTGCTGGAGTTCAAGGGCTACCTTTTTACGGAGCTGCAGATATGTTAGCTTCGTTACTAGCAGATGATGAAGAAGATCCATTCTTATTAGACGATTGGGTTAAACAATCAGTAGGTCAAGTAGGTTATAAAGGGCCTTTAAGTTATGCTTTTAATGTTGATATAGCTTCTAGAACTGGATTCAGAGGGTTAATGTGGCGGCCTGACAGAAGGCGGAGAGAAGAAGTAGGTGAAGCTGTATACATAGCAGAACATTTCTTAGGCCCAAGCTGGTCAATATTAACAGGTATTGATCGTGGAGCTGGAGATATAAATGAAGGGAATACTATGAGAGGCTTAGAACAAATGACTCCTACGTGGATTAGAAACCAAATTAAAACATTTCGATTTGCATCTGAGGGAGCTACCACCAGAAAAGGACTTAAGATAGTGGATGACCCAAACGCCTATAATTTGTTTATGCAGATTTTAGGTTTCAGTGATAGTGATTTAAGTGCTGCTTATGAACGCGTATCTATTATGAAATTCAAAGAGAAAAAAATTGAAGGTTGGAAAGAGAAACTATTATTAAATTACTATCTTGCTACTAAAGCTGGAGATAGTAATGGGATGAATAGGATACAAAAAAAGATAAATAAATTTAATAAGAAAAATCCTGAGGTTGCAATTACGGGGGAAACATTAAATAACTCACGTAAAACTTTTGATAGAAAAGCCCTTGAAGCTGTACATGGCGTAACTCTAAACCCAAGATTAAGAGATCGTTTAATAGAAGAAAGTGACTATGATGAAGATGAAGAAGATTTTTTCTATGGTGACTAGCTAAGTCGCCACGCTCTCACACCTTTCACTCCATTCTCTACCACTATTTTATGCACGAACTTAAACTCCAGACGTTCGCTTTCTTTTTTTAGCGCCTTAACAGCTGCTTTTACATCAATAGCCGGAATAAAAATAGAAGAGCCTGGTTTAAAGTCAGGCCACATGATTTGGTAATCAACACCGTTAGTTAACATTTTTGGGAATATCTAGGTCTAAATTTTCTGTTTGTATGTCTTCAAATGTGGAGTTATCAATCCATAAACATCTAACCGCTGGCGCGCTGATGTCTAATCCTTTATGGAGAGTTTTATTTTGTGATGCTCTTTTTAATACGTCTTCCTTTTTTAATCCTTTAATAAAATCATTATAATCTACTTTAATATTATTAGTATACTCTCGCATGATAGAAACCGGTATGTAAATAGTATTAGTGTCTGGTTCAACTCTAACTTTGAGGTCAAGTGTGGGTCTTAGTATTGGTGCTTCTGATACTCCGGCTCTAGAATCAATCTTACTATTTATAACAAGTGTGTTGCTCTTACACTCGTTCAAAAAATTACCTAGTGTTTGTAATGCATCGAAGTCTCTTTCTTTTAAATCTATCTTAGAGTTACGTAGTTCTTTAGCTATAGCTTTATACACCGGCATAATAGGTATGTTATGAATACCTAAACTTTTAGATATAATAGCGCCTAGAAAAACAGCAGCTAAAGTAGCTGAGTATTTTCTATCCTCACTCTTAATATTTAATTCTTTATCTATTTTTCTTTGTGTTTGTTGCAGTTCTATTTTAACTTTATCTATATTAGCTATTAAATACTGAGCATATACCTCTCCGGCATGACCATAGTTGTCAAACAATTTACCAAAATGAGTATCAGCTTCTTCTTTAGTTAGGGTGGTGTCTTTCTCTATACGCAGTTGAATAAACCGTGCCATCTCTCCACTGGACTTAGCTCTGTCTGAAAACATAACACTACGAAAATCAGTATTACTGGAAACCAAACATATGAGATTAAACACAGTATCATTAGCTCTTTCTCTATTCACACTACCGCTGGTTAACCTATTCTTACCACGTCCTGTTGCCATAAACTTAAGGAAAGTATGAAGCTCACTAGATTTAACGTCTGTAAACTCATCAACAGCAGCGGGTAAGTTATTCATGTACCCCATCCTATGCACGATAGAGTTAGCTGTATCACCCCATAGCTGAATAAGCTTAGCTGATAGATCAGGGTTACCATAAACACTTGTCATTGCCTGAAGTATAGTAGTCTTCCCCTGCCCTGTTTCTGGATGATATAAGTTAATAACAGCTGACTTTTCTCTGGAGTCAAAGAAAGGCATTAACAAAGAACCAAATGCGCAGAAGAAACCAAAGGCTCTAAGCTCCATACCTGGTCGCTCATATATACTTATAGCTTTTTTCCATACGTCATAGCTCCCTTGCTTTTGTAGAGTTGGGTTAACTTCGTTCAACTCATCAGCTATAGGAACATACTTTATCCCAAAAGCACTTATTTCCCTGTTACCTATTAAAATCTTATTTTTAGATTCAACCGGCCCCGGATTCCATCCATATTGTTTATGCATAGGAGAAGCTTCTTTTGCGCGTTGTTGTGTTTGAATAGCGGTAACAATATAGTTAATAACGCTATCCATTTGTTTACCATGAGCTATCACCCCTATATCAACTAAAATTTGCCGGGCTTTGTCTTTAGTCATAAGCTCAGAAGTTCTACCTATAAATTCTCGTACAGCGTCTTTAGGCAGATGTAATTTAAACCATGCGCATTCTCCTAAATTAGGATCATGTAATCTCTCTACAAGGTAAAAGTCATAATCATAAATTTTAATGCCATCTTCATCATCGTCCGGCATGACTCTGTATACCCCACCATTTTTACCTCTAAAATAAGGGTATGGGTATTCCGGCACTTGGTAAGTAACCATCTCATCTAGAGCTTCACTTTTAGCCTCAATAATATTATCTGCGCCACGAGCTCTGGCTATGATCCGTCCAAGTTGAATAGGGGAAGTGATTTTCCCTTTATGCGGGCAATTTTTACAGCCAGGAGGACGTAATGATTCAAATTGTTTACAAGTGTGCGGAGCGGGAATCTGATAAGCTTTTTCTTCAGTCTTTTCATATTCATAGTCTGAGTGGAGTTTGGATATACTGTGAATGGCTATTGACTTATCTTCACAATGAACTGCTATAGATAACCCGGATCTCCATAAAGGCTCTTCTATTTCTTGCTGCTTTGTCATTATATGTTCTAGTTGCGCACAGCCATCATCTATTTTACAACGCTCTATAATTTTTCTAAATCTAGATGAGTGATTACCTAATAACGCTTTAGTAGCAGCATCTGCTTCTCTTTTGGGTGTAAATTCTTTTACTACTTGAACAGGAATTATAGATGCAAGGTCTTCAAATGGGGTTGGTTTACCAATCTTTATAGTCTTAACATCTTGCGGATTATCTATATCTTTAAAGTTCTTAGTGTTAGGTATTCTTAGTATACGAGTGACATCAGCAGTGCACATGGGGTCTGCATGGAAGTCATGCTTAACACATAAAAACTTAAGACCTTGAGCTACAGGAAGCCAAACTACTTTATCTACAGGTTCAGTAAATGACCAATAGCAATGTATACCCCTCCCGGAATCTACTAATGTAGGCGCGGGAAGTTTAGTCTCTTCGGTAAACTTTTTTAAAGCTACTAACGCATCTTCTTTAGTCCGATAATCCTTCCACTTACGTTTCTTTTCATCGTAACCGCAGTCTATATCTAACCATAAGACACGTTGTTCTTTAGCGTTTGGTTTTTTTCTATCAGTAGGTTCAACCCACGTAGAGCAAGCAAAATAAACGTCTTGTTTATCTTTTAAAAGTTTAAGCGCTTGTCTTTCTACTTCGTCAATAGTTTTGACAAATTTAGGGTGGATAATATTTTGTTGATCTTTACCTACAACGCAATAAAACCCTTGCTCTGACCACACATGTCGTAAAAATTCTTTTATATGCATGGAGATGCATTATTTAAGTTGCGCAGTTAATTCATCTATTAACTGATTTATTTTTTTAGTGTTGTTTTTAGTAGGGGCAGCTTTGCCACAAAACCAATCATAAATACACTGCCTAGATTTTTCTAGTTTTTTAGCTACCTCGTCTACAGGATACATAAGTTTAATACATAATTTACCTAGTTTAACGCCGGGTGTTATAGGCTTAGCTTTTTTATTATCAATAATTACTTTTTGTGAATAACCTCTCATATTATTTTTACTCCCAATCAGATACTAGATCATCAAGACTCACATCACCTGTGTCTTGTACGGGTTTGTCCTCAGATTCTTTAAACATATCTTTTTGGACTGCTTCAGTTTTAACTTTCTTTTTTCTACTTGTTTTCTTTTTAGTGGGTTCCTCTACAACTTCTTCTTGTTGCGTTTTAGCTTTTTGCTCCTCTGTTAACCTGAAAGCCTCAGGTATATCTTTTTCGTTTACCTCAGGTTCTTTCTTAACTACAGTTAAAGTAATAGCTCTTTGAGCATCTTCAGTAGCTCCTTGGCTTTTAGAAACTTCAAACTCTTCATCAGATAACCTAGAGACCGGCGAAAACTTAACCTTAGTACTAGAAGAGTTTTCATCAAAAGACATGCGAGTAACTACTGAGCCTACAGCTTCTTTATTTGCTTTCACGTAATCCGCATATTTATTTAATGGTTTACCAGTATCATCACCAGTCCCAAATATAGATTGAGCCGGGAGAGTCAGTTGATATATATCGCCTTCTAAATTATCAGCCATCACAACAGCTATACGTCTACTGAATCTACACGCTTTAGTATTGTTAGGACCTGAACCTTTTATGTTTTGTGGGCAACTAGAACAATCTTTATGTTGTGGTTCTACAACTTCCTGATCAGGAACTTGAGCATTAGAACTCCAACACGAAGGAGGAGATAATTTAGCTCCTGGTCTGTAAGCTTCTGGGTAAAACATTCTATGCACAGATGGAGAAGCATTCACAATAACTACATCTAAGTGTCGTTGATTGCTTTTGCTAATTTCTTCCCCATTAATAATTAACCTAAATAAATTATTGCGTATAGAAATCCTTTTGCTTGTAGATGAGCTGCCCGTTATGTTATGAGAAAACCCATCCTCTCTATTACTTTTAACCATTTCTGTAGGTTGATTTTGAAATACATCTATTTCATTTGTCATTATTCTTTCTCCTCGTAGCTCCTGTTTTTACGAATTGATACCGTATATTCAGAAGATGTGCTTAATCCTGGTGGTAACTCATCAGGATTTTCAGCTATGTATTCTTTTATGTTAGTTTGGTTTAATCTTTTTTCCATGAACTCTATAAGGTCTTTTTCTTTGATAAACTTATACATGCTCGGCCAATCTGTAGTCCAATAGCGTTTTTTAACTCTTCTGGTGAGTGTTCCTACTTCATTTTTAAGACTGTCCGACTTTAAAATACGGCAAGCTTCAATAAGAATAGCTTGACCTTCTACTCTTTCTTCTTTGATTTCTTTTATTTGTTTTTCAAGAGCGGCTATCTTTTCACGCATATTAATGTCGGCTGTCATT